TCAGTCCTTGTAGTACACGGTGAAGTTGCACACCAGCTGCGCTGGTTCCGTCTCGTCGCCGTCCGCGACCACCGGGGGCTCGACGTAGCGCCCGACGAAATCGACCGCCGACACGACGATGGTGTCGAACGTGCCTGTCACGATGAGGTTCCTGATGGTCGATTCAAACGCCAGCGCGGCGGTGGTGGTCGAGGCGATGACGCGCAGCTCGACCGATGCCATCCTCAGCGGCGCGCTGCCGATGGCCATGTATTCATCCTGCGCGACCTCGAACGTGACCGCCGGGAGAATCGTGTCCTGCAATCGGAACCCGTGCATGACGCGTGCGTCGGGGATTCCCGCCGTAGACAGCGAACTCCCAGCAGTGATCATCGCTCGGACGCACGTTTCAATCGACGGCATCAATCCACCTCCGTGCAGTCGATGACGGCGACCCGGTCGGCCTCGTCAAGGTTGCGGATGGCGTTGATGCGGAGCGTGCGGCCCCGTACGTCGATGCGGTCCACCTCGGTCAGCCCGACGTTGACGATGGACTGCCAGCGCGCGCGGATCTCGACCGAACGCACGACGGCGATGCCGTCTGCGTACTGCTGCTCTGCGGCGCTGTCCTCGCGCAGGTCGCACCAAAATGTCCCAGCCGCCGTGAACGTAGCGCCGCGCATTCCGAGGGAATCGATGGTCCCGCTCGGTTCCATGCGCGTGGCAAGGCGCTTGAGGCGACCACCCGAGATCATCGGATCCTCGAATTGGTGGACCAGTGGTCGAGGATGAACTCGACAGACAGCGGCACGGTGCTGAGGCCGACAGCCTGCACGGCCTCGGGATTGTTGTAGTAGGCACCGACCAGCGCGATGATGCAGTGCACCAGCGGATCGGGGATGCTGCTGTACCCGGCGGTGTAGGTCACGATGATCGTCGTGCCCTCGTAGATCGACGGGTATGCCTTGAAGCGGATCACGGGCGACGGGCCGTCCGACTGGTCCAGCCAGTAGTCGGTGGCCGTCATCGTCGTGAGCACGTTCGCCGTGTTGTAGTAGCGGACATGCGTGATCGCCGTGAACGGCACGACGGGGATCATCGTGTCCGTCCAGTCGGCGAGGTACAGCGACTCCGTGCCCGGCTGGAGCTTCAGCTGAGTGCGGCGCTCGACCACCATCGACGCGACCTCGCGAAGCCTCGTCAGCTCCGTGTCATCGTCGCTGTAGTCGATCTTCAGCGCCGTCTTGATGGTTGAGAGCGGTACCGACATGGAAAAGGGTCAGGCGGGTTTCCCCGCCTAACCCCATGGGGAGAATGGATCAGCCGCGGATGTACGCGAACGCCTCGGGCAGCATGATCTTGCTGTCCGTGCGCGAGTACAGGATGAGGTTGGTCTGATGCGTGGCCGCGTTCGAGTACGGATCGACCATCGAGGTGATGCCCGTCCGGTCGAAGATCTCGAAGTAGTTGAAATCGCCGATCACCGCGTAGATCGCATCGCTGGCGGTGGTGGTCGGCATGTACTGGCCGACCGAGTACGGCACGCCGAGGATCGTCGCGGGGAGGCCGCCGACGAGCTGGTTGACGGTCGCCGTGCCGGGCGTCCAGATGTACTCAAGCTGGCCGCTGGTGGTCACGGTGTTCTTGAGCTTGCGGACATGCTTGAGGAACTCGTCCGAGATCAGCCAGCGGAAGCGCGGGCTGTTGCGGTACGCGGGCCTCACCGTGAACATCGCATCGACAAGGTTGTCGGCGGTGGTGGTGGTCAGCGCGACGGCAGCGCCGAGATCGACGCCCTGCGCGATGCCGCCCGAGGCCGTGATGCCCTGCGGCTGGCTGCTGCCCGTGCCGATGGTGTAGGCCTCTTCCTGCTTGAGCGCGATGGAGAGCGCGGCGCGCTGCGCGACGTAGTCGAGCGCCGAGCCGATTCCGTTCTGACCGATGGCGTCCTCAATGAACTCCTGCGAGATCGTGACGCGCGTGGCGTACTTGTAGGGCACGACGCTGATGGCCGTCGAGAACGACGGGTCCGTAGCGGTGATGCTGCTCGCTTCGGTGATGAGGTTGGTGGTCGGGAGCGCGTTCTCCACCGTGATGGTGCGCTTGGAGTCGATCTGCGTGACCACCGCGATCGAACGCATGATGTTCGCCTCGCGCAGGCGCTCGACAATGCGGCGCTCCATGTCGGTCGGGATGCCAGCGTTGGTGGTCGCAAGCGACAGCGCGCGCATCTCGGCATGGTCGTTGTTGACCATCGCCTTGAGCCAGCGCGCCGAGTAGGCCGGGCTGTTCGGATCGTCGGCGTTGCCGAGGGCGGTCGGGCGCGCGGTCAGGCGCGACTCAAGCACCGGCTGCGACTCAATCTTCGCGAGGCGCGCTTCGAGGGCGCGGACCTGCGCGGTCGCCTCGACCGCCGACAGGTCGGCGTCCATGCGCGCGAACTTCTGACGCTCCTCGCCGCTGCCCTGCGAATCGACGGTGTGGGTCGCGCGTCCCGTGCGCGCCTCGTAGGCCGCGAGGCTCTTGCGGTACTCGTGCGTGATCGACTGGAGCTCAGTCATGTCATCCTGCATTGTCTGCCATCCTTCGGAAATGGAGTGCGAGCCGCAGATACGCGGCGTTTCGATAGGCCGCGGAGACGCTCCGCAGGCTCGACGTTGTCTGTGGGTACGCGGCGTCGGTTACCGCGCTGATCTCGACCAGCTGCGCGCGCTTGACGAGGCGTTGGGAACGGTCCTTGTTCCAGCTGTCCTCGACTACGAAGAACCCGAACGACATCTCGCCCGACATGTCGCCGCGCTCAAGCGCCGCGCGAAGCTCCTCGGCGCGCGCCGTCTCGGGTAGCTGGGCCTCGAACGCGAGGCCGTTGCGGTCGCTCTTGAGCTTGAGCGTGCCCGAGCGCGTGCGCGCGAGCGGGATCTCGTCGGTGCGGTGGTTGATGAAGAGCTTCACGTCGCCGCCGCTCGACAGCGTCTCGTTGAACGCGCCCGGCGCGATGCGCTCGACAAACCTTCGGCCCTGCTCAACGATCTCGCGCGAGTCCTGACCGTACACGGCTGCGTACCCGGCGAGGGTGCGTCCGTCGATCCTCTGCTCGGTCGCCTCCAGCGTGCGCCTAGAAATCATTTGGCGTGCCCTCCTGCTCGGATGTGTCCTCGCCGAGGTTCGACTGACCGCCGCCCGTGCCCATGTTGAGCGCGATGATCGGATCGTCCAAGCCATCGAGCGGTGCCAAATCCAGCCTCTCGCGCGCTTCGTTGCGCGTCATGTACCCGGCCTCGACGGCGGTTCGCAGCGCGGCCATCGTCTCGGCCATGCCGGGACGAATGAGAGCGTCCGTGTCGAACACCACCGTGTCGAACGGGCTGGCCAGCTTCGTCAGGATCTCGGAGCGCCACACCGACAGCCACGCGCTGAGGCAGCCATCGACGTACATGCGCGACAGCCACTCAAGGGAGCTGTACGACGGGCCGACGTTCTCGGCGAGGTAGCTGGACGGCACGCCGTAGATGCGCGACACATCGCCGACGCTGTACTGGCGCGCGGCCTGTAGCCCGGCATCGTCAAGCGTCGAGCTGATGCGCTCGATGCGCATTCCCTCGGCCAGCACCAACGGCTTGCCAGTGTTGGCCGTTCCAGCGTGCTTGGACTCGTAGTCCTGCATGATGCGCTGGCGCGCCTCAAGCGAGAGCGGTCCGGGATGGACGAGCGCGATCTTCGGGTTGCCAGCGTTCGAGTACGCCTTGAGCGCCATGTCCTCTTGAGCGGCCAGCAGCTGGATGCTGGTCTTGCACAGGTTGATCGGCGATTCGCCCCACAGCCCGTGCGGACTCGGGGCGCGCAGGTGGAACACCTGATCGGGCGTCAGGTCGCCATACGCGCGAGTTTTGTAGATCAGCTGGCCGCTGGTCACGTCGAGCGAAACGCTGTCGGTTTCCAGCAGGATCAGTTCCACCAGTTCGCCGCCGCGCGTCCGGTTGATGGCCGCGAATGCGTTGCCCCACAGCAGCACTTGGAACGTCATCGCCCTGCGGAACTCGAACGCCGACATGTAGCGCGACGGGCTGCGCATGAGCGAGTCTGCGCCGCTGGCGCTGATCTCCATGTCCACGCGCGCGATGTCGTTCGAGATCAGCGACACGGCGCGGTACACGGGCGTGTATCGCATCGCGTTGCTGGGCGCGATGAACGGCAGCGGCCCGTTCGAGTCGGGCAGCAGGGTGGCCGAGTAGGGGCCGACGAACAGGCGCTGTAGCAGGTTCCGCAGCACGCCATTAGTTTGGCGGCCCTAAACCTAACCGTCCGTTCCTAAACTAAGATTTCCGCATTTACTCGGCTTCGTAACAGC